CTCTCACGTGCCGTTGTAGTGACATCTCCAGCATCTTCGAACAAAATCATACTTGGTTGGCCAGGTGCCGTATCCTCTGGTGCAGAGAGTGGATCGGCAATAACCTCGCCACCAAGTGGCGTGTCACCTTGGGTCTCAACGTCATCACCAAAGAAATCAATTTTTCCGAAAGGCCGTATGCGGGGGTTAGGGATGATAGCTTCGGCCACTTCATTTGGATCAGTGTCGAAATCGACACAGCGTATATAACCGAGAGTTGCCAATACTACATCTCTGTCACGAACGAAGAAGTGATTGAAGCTAGTAGTGCTAATCCTTTTCTCCATTTTCTTGATTTGCTCATCATAAACATCTTGCGAATGTAATGAGAGTTCCCGCTCGAACAGATCGAGAGCCTTGGCTAAATAGACGGCATCACTTTCTTTAGTCTTGGTCCACTCAACAGCCTTCCACATTGAAGGCAGTTCCAAGGGCATCATCCAACAGAGATAGTCTTCATCATAACGAAGATTTCTCTTCAAGAAAGACAAACCCTCAGCTGTCGTGCGCTCCGTAGAAGGCATCAACTCACTCTTGTCGGCATTCGTCAACGTTAGCCCTAATTCTAGGAAATATGTCTTAAGATCGAACATCGAAAGCTTCTCGGCGACCTTGTCAGTCAAAGCATGGGCGTTATCATCGCCCATGACAGCCAGGACGGCATCGAGGAAGTCCTTCTCAGATAGGCCGGCTCGGGCAAAAGAATACGCATAAGCAAAAAGAACACAAACTGAATTCCATAAAAGAGTTAATGGCATTCCACTACTAAGATTTTGCGGCCAAATATATTTCATATCGCCCACGACGTGAGTTGAGCCAATGCAGAGTTTGACCAATGCCCAAGCGACTTCATCGTTTTTGAAGCACTTGAAGATGGTGAAAACTGCTTCCATAAGGCGCTTGTTTTGAGAAGTGTCGAAACCAGCTATGTCACCAGCACCACACTTAAGTGCCTCAAACATGCGTCCCATGACGTCTCCATAAGTCACTGGGTCGAATCCTGCATAAATGCCAACATTCATCCCAAGCTTTTGAAGTTGTGCCATCAATCCACCATATTTCATTCTAACAGCAATTGTATAATGCAAGGGGGAAGAGCTGATTAATCTAGTCTTACC